GTTTTGAGGGTTTGCTTTGTCCTGAACCACATAGATGTTGGCATAGTAGGACAGTTTACGCTTTTGCTTACTTGCTTGAGCACGCTCCGGTGAACCTTCACCAAAACCCCACAGTTCACGGTTATACTCAGAGACAGGATCTTTACCACCAATGGTAGTCAGTGAGTTCTCAATGTACCAACCACCAGGACCTTGAAAAGCATGGGAGTACATCTTTGCCCAAGGAAGTTCTTCACCTTCAGGGGCAGGAAGGAAACGGATAACGGCATAACCGTTGCCAGTCTTATCCATTTCTGGTTTCCAGAGACGGTCATCACCACCTCCACCAGTATTATTCATCTTCTCAACTTCCTTGACCAGTTTGGAGGTCAGGGAACCAAGAGAGGATTGTTTTTTAAGATTTGCGAAAGACATAGGATTCGTTAGATTAGTTGGATTTGGCTTTTGTGGACTTCGTTATTCTACAGGTCGGAACCTGCTTTGTCAATCTGGTCCTTCATAATATCAATCATCTGAGTCATATTACTAAAGATGACATTCATATCGACATTAGGAGGAAGACCCATTTCTATAGCAGACTCAAGAATACGTTTCTTCATCTCCCTTGCTTCTGGGTCATCAGACAAACTCAAACGAGCATACAAAATCTTTTGTTTGTCTAGAAGTTTCTCAAGCATTTTAACATGCTCAAGTTTTTTCTCCTTATTCATAGTAGAGAACGTGAAGACGTTTTTATAAACGTCCTCTTGTAACTCTTGAATTTCAGTCATCTCTGCACGGACGACTTCTGAGTCAAAAAAACTCATTCACCCTCTACAACTTCTGTTTCACTCACTTCAACATCATCTCCTACTTCCTTACTACTTTCGATCTGAGTTAGTGCATCAAGAGCACCAAGGACCTTGAGGTAGGTAATACGCAGAGTTTCCATCTGCTCTTCAAGTTGCTTCTTTTGCTCAGTCAAATTATTAATGACTTCAGTGTTTTCCAGTGCCATGTTAATCTCCAATTAATTGTTAAGGACTAATTCTTTAAGTAACTTCCGATAACGAAGTACTTCAATATTTAGAAAGGAAGAATACTTTTTTATTTTTAAACTTACGGTTTCCCATACAGGGTCCTTAAGTTTCTCATCAAAATCCTTTCTATACCCTAGTATTCTATCACAGATTACTAGGGTTTCAAGTGAAATATCACCACTCAAATATTTTTTAAGTATTGGTGGATGACTTGTTCCGGCAAAAGCAGAATCTAATTTATACTCAGATAAAACAGAACTCATCTCCTCTTTGAAAGTATAAGATAGTGATTGGGTTCTCTTCTTCCAGGCAATATACCTGCTTTCACCTTCTCTCATCATCTCTCCGATCCATAATTTACTGGGATCGGTGCAGGTGATGAAGTTTGATACAAAGAAATCAATTACTTCTTTATCATCTTTGCCCCGTGCTAACTTCTCAAACCAGAAGCGGTCCTTCCTTTTGTAGAACGACTGGACAGTTGCACGACTCTTACCACAATATTTGTGATAGTCATACTTCTCCTTAGTGAAGTGATTCTTCAAGGAGAGATATTGCTTATAGGCATCGAACGGCATCATCAAAAAGTCAAAGAGAGCAAAAATTTTGCGGGAAATTTTTTCGACAGAAAATGGATTACAAAGGCAATTTTGCTCTAGAACTTCGCTTCAAAAAGTTTAGTTCCATTGCTTCGTACTTTAGTTTCTCCTTCAGTGGTTTAGTAATCAACTTAGGAACTGACTCTACATCAATACTATTCTTCTCACAGAAGTGAACGATAGCATCAATGTAGTTCATGTCAGGCACAGTCTGTACCAACGACTCAATTTCTTGGGTGAATTTAGAAGGGCAATAAAACTTACTTTCTAGTACTTTATCTAGTTCATTCTCCATTCTCTGTCCTAGTATTGTGAGATACAAATTCTTTAATATAGCGAACTAATAACTTAATATAATCGGACTTGTTCCTTTTGTCAAATACCTTGATTTCTCCACTAGGTGTAACCATTAGAGTGATAAGTTTTTTGACAGAGATACCAGTCATTTCATAGTAGGCAGACGCATAGAACATCTCCTGAACGAAGTAGTTTTCAATCCACTTCTCAGGTTTAATCTTTTCAGATGTTTTAAAGTCTATAACTGCTAACTCTCCCTCATACTCTGCAATACAATCAACTCTGCCTGCGAGTCCAAAGAACTCTGAGTATAAAGTGCGTTCGATAGCATGTATATTATTTATCTTATCTAATTCCGGTTTCAGATGATGAAACATAAACTTAGATAGAGGACGGTAGTTGTCCCAGTTTAATTCTTTATTGAGTAGATAATCTTGTGCAACTTCATGGAAGTCTGTGCCCCGTGCAGTTGCTCTCTTTGTGATACGATCTGCTTCTTCATTACCAACTCTCTTTCTCCACTCAACAAATACTTGTCGGTTATAAAAAGAAGTTACAGATGTAATAGAAGGCACCCAGTCTCCACTAGGAATATTGTAGAGACGGATGCCATTCTTGTTTTTGCAGTTTAGTTCAATATCACCTAAGTAATTATGATGAATAAATGTCATAGACCAAGTTCGTGTTTAGCAAGTAGATATTCTTTACAGAGACCAGAGCGAACGATATCTTCAATATCAAACTCAATGATATCCATTGAAGGCATAATACGCAAAACTTTCATAAAGTCTGCAATGCCATTCTTTTCATTCTGTTTTGTCAAATCAGTCTGGGTAGCATCACCGCAGAACATAATCTTAGAGTTCTCACCAATACGAGTAATTATACTGTCCAGTTCATGATAGTTCAAGTTCTGAAATTCGTCAACAATGATGATAGCATTATCGAGTGTGGTGCCACGGATGAATGATGTAGACCAGAAGCTAATTGTTCCTTGTGCTTTAAGATTACCGTAAAGCATTTCAAAGTCTGATTCCGTAGGCATTTCAAACATATATTTTACCATATTCTTATATGGAATTTGATAAAGAGAGGACTTATCCTCATGGTCTCCTGGGAGAAACCCAATCTCTCTTGTAGCAACCAGTGACCTTACGATATAGATTTTTTCGTAAGGAGTCCTAGTATCTAATACATTTCTTAATGCATTATACAAAGTGATAAAAGTTTTACCCGTTCCCGCCGCTCCATATGCGACGATGTTTTGATCGTTTTTATAACAACGGAAAAGTTCTTTTTGGTTATCTGTGAGAGGTTCTATAGTCCTCATCAGATCTGCATTAATAGGTTTCTTTCTTTTCATTTGCTTATTGCTCATTCCGAATGGTACGGGCGTCTTTGATCTTTTTGCTGGCATAAGGTTCTCAGAGTGGTTTGACTGTGGATCCTGGGGCTTTAGATGCTTTGTGCAGCACATCATTCCACCCTGGGTGAGTCTTCTTCAGTTTGTCTTTGAAGTCTCCTACTTCTCCGATGCCCGGAAATGTAGTCGGGTCAGAGTAATCTCTTTCCCAATCAGGGTTATCAGTCCTCCATTGATCCCAATCATGAACACTCATACGAACATCTTTTTGTTCGCCAGTCTTCTTATTGATAATAGGATACGTAGCCATAAATTACATCACATACGTTAATATTTATTGTGCCCAATCCATTGCTTCCGCAACAGTAGGGAACTGAGTATTAAATACTACCTTACAATTATTGGCAATGTCCATATGCTCCTTCTGTGTGCCATTAGCAGAACGCAAAGATATATAATGGATCCAAGAACGACATGAACCTGTCATGTATATTCTAGTAGGAACTGCCGCAGGAAGCACAGAACGAGCACACTCCTTTGCAATACCACGATTAAGCATTTGGGTATACAATGCTTCTGCAGAACTAAACAGCGTTTGAATTTGCCTCTCTACATTTTGCTTCTCAAATTCATGAAGATCATCAATAGAATTCTGCCTGTTCTTAGTATCCTGACGACGAAGTTCAGGAATCTCTAAAGTTCCCAATTGTGTGCTATCAGCATAACGTTGCGAAAATTCCTGAAATGTAAAGCTACGATGTCGCAATATTTGCGGGGAGATTCCGCGAGTGGTATTAATCTCAAGTGTCATGAACGCATGTTCAAAAATAGACCAATGCTCATGCTTAATACAGTATCTGAGCAAACCAGCAGCAGTATCAAAGTTCAACTGGTTGTTTGGATTAGATACCCTAGCAATGTAGGAAATAACTTCTTGAGCATTCTTTTCAATTAATTCACCAGCACCTTGAGTGATTGCAACCAATTTAACTTGTTCTTTCATGATTCCTTTTTACTTTCCTTATGAACTTTCTTCATTTCTTTTACTTCACTCTTAATCATTTGATAAGCGTCTTCTTGAGAACACTTTCCAGATGCTTCCATTGCAGCAATAATTTCTACTCTAGTTCCAAAATGCTGCAGTGCTTTTTCAAAGTCATTTAGTTCTTCATACATCTTTCATTACCTCATTCATCATCTTCAAATACTTCATCATAGTCGGCAAGTGGATAATATTCATCATCAAAATTATCCCGCTTATCTACATATGCAGCAGGATCAGAATAAATTTCAGACTCTAAAACATCCACTAAAGATTTTAAATTCTTTACAATAAGTTTGAGTTTCTCTTTATCCATACAAAAAATGGGAGGTTACCCTCCCATCATATCAGTATTCAATTTGTAAGTCAATCACTTTGTATAAACACGACCACGATAGCAGTATGTGCCGTGAGTTTCCTCACC